ATATCCGATGTGCCTTTCGGCTCGCCAGGAAGATGAATGTTGGGAATATATTGCAACGGCACAAATCCAAAATCGTGTTTCACGTAGTGGACTGGCTTATTATCATTATTGAACATCAATAAATATTCATTCTCCATCCATAATTCTTTGATTGTAACCATCGGCACTTCTGTCTTTTGAGTGTCACTTGGATTCTCCGCGTCATAATCAGCTTGGATGACGAACTTTTTATCTTTGAGTTCTGCTTTAAAAAGACGCTTGGCTGATTCCACGGAAATACGATATTTCTTAATAAAACCGTCCATCTCATTAAAGTTCTCATCTTTCCAAAGAACTTGGATATGCTCCGGCTTCTCAATATTCCAATAACGGATGCGGTCAAAAGTTTTCACGCCATCATCATCCGTCTTAAAAGTCGGAATAGCGCCGAATATAAAAGCATCCCCTGTAATCGAACCTGTGCGCACGGCGCGCTGGAAGACAAGCGATAGCGCGTTGTCCTCGTGAATGGCATCCAAAAGTTTCGTGCGACCTTCCGCGAGACCGCGTTCCACTGGGTCGGTAACATTTCTCGGAGGACAAGAAATTTGAGGCGGTTCGTTCGTAAGAAACGCTGTCATATTTTCTACGATGGTGAAACAATAATTATAGGTGCGCATCGTGCCACCACCTTCTTTGCGGAAACTCCACTGCTTTCCTTTATAAAAATCACGAAGCGTCTGATAACCAGAATAAACACCATCGCCATATACGCGCCTCGTCCAATCAAGACGAATAGTTCCTTCAAGCGCCGTAATTTCTTTCGCTAATTCGACAGCGCGAGGATTTTTTTCCCCTACCGACATCTCACCTTTTAATAGTGCTAAAAGTCCCATTTTTTATCTTATTAAATTATAATTCTGACTGCGACCTGAATTGAATCTTGTGATACTGGCTTCATATCCGCTTAATGGATTCAGATTTATTTTCTTTGATGAAACAACGGCAAACTTTTTCATAATATAAGAAACCCCCATCATTAAAGTCATCGTGAAATCCGTAGTTAATTTCTTATCTTCTATATGGTAACTGCCTAACTGTTCATTCAACTCATCAATATAATAAGATTGAATCACTCCGTAATCCAGATTCTTCTCTATTATGGCGCCATCTATATCGGATTCAAAATAATCTCTTCCTTTCGCCATCGCGCTTTTTGTTATAAACAGCGCTTCATCTTTCTCAATCTCAAATGATTTAGGATTTAAAAGAGCCAACAGTTTTTTAATCACCACCCCACCCAAACCTTGCGCGTCAGTTAAAAATACCGGCGGATGCGTTCCTACCCCATCTTCATCGTGCCAAGTATATTGGTCATAAAGAGTGCGAAGGAGCGAAAACTGCATCTGGGGTGAACCGCCTCTAATTGATTCGTGATTCACTATATTTATTTTACCATTAAATTGGAAACTTGTATAGTCAAGTACCATAAACACTGATTCATCTCCGCTGTCGGAAAATCCCCAATCCGCTACAAGAAGATATTTCCCGCCTCTTTGGCAATCTTTTTTACTCGGCAACTTCCATAAATTCTCAATTTCCGAGGCATCAAAAAATCGCTTGCCTGATGTGATAAACTCACCCTTCACCACCTGTCTATATCGTTTCTTATCGGTAGCTAAAAGCGTCGCCTTAGCCCTCTCACGCTGGTCTTTGGGAATGAATTTATTATCGTCCATACCCATCCCCGTAAGAGACCACCAGCCCTGGATACCTTTCATCCCCATCTTCACAATATGAAGATAGTACTGATGACTGGGACTATCCACTTCCGGAGTAGCGATTAAATCGAGACAACATCCGTATTTAATAAGACGAGAAAGAATCTTGGCGCCTAGTTCTTCTTTTAAATGTAAACTTTGACTACATTCATCATAAGAAATATATCCGAACTGCGCGCCCGCCAAAGATGACGCTTGGTCTTGGCCTGTGGGCACCGAGTACATCATGCTCTTGTTGGCAAATCTAATCTCACCGAGATTCATATTATCACCGACGACAAATTCTTTCATTAAAGGACTTAAATCATTCAATCTTTTCTTGCCATCTTCGTCGATAATGAACTGCCCATTTAAAATATCTTTCACGTGTTGATAACATGCTTTGGTTTGGCGGGAATGTGGCGAGATATTTAAAGTGGCGTAATACGCGGAATTAATGAGTCTCTCATCCAACTCCATCCCGATTTTAAATTTGTTGAACCAAATATGTTTAATAGCGATGCCGACGGTTTTCCCTGATTGGTTGCCAATACTTGAGATATTCGAACCAAAAATAAATCCGCCAATATCTTCAATGGCATCTCCGAACTTTTCAATCCACTTTGAGCGGGGAGTAGTCGTTCGAGTCAGCCATTTCTTCTGATAATCATTCAATGGAACTCCCAGCATCTCCTCGGAGAAATAGATAATGTCAGCTCGCCCGCGCCGTTCTGTTTTAAGTAATTCAAGAAATCGCGCTTTATCCTCATTCCGCATTGTAGAAATGAGAAAATTCTTTGCAATAGTATCAAAAGAATATCTATTATTGTTGTTCATTATTGACGAGTATTCCTACCTCACCCTTCTTATTATCATAAGCCGTCTCAAGCAGAGCAATCTGTTCATCGGATAATTTCCCAGCTGTGGCCTGCGACAACAGACTCATTAAAAATCCGGCCGTATCTCTCTTCTCAGCCGATGCCTTGAGCATCAACGCCGCCTTGCCATGAACAAGTCTGGTCGCGTGAGAAAACACATTCACGATATAGTTCCTCCGTTTGATAAGAGTTTCATCAGTATAAATCTCTTCGAGTTCCTGGTCATCTCTCAACATCTGCATCGCGTCATTTAAAAGTTCCCCTCCCAGAGTCCTCACCCCCGCTTCAAGCTGCTCGTCATCCGCCGCTCCCAGAACCAGCTTTCTATTATCGTCGCGTGTCTTGATAATCTGATGCACGTTTTTCCGCTCAATAATCTTAATATCCTTATCCGTCATCTGCTGTATCAAATCCAAATCCCATTTCTTGCGCCAAGTTCTCACCTGACTTATCGACGGATGAAACAATCTTCCCATCGGCTCGCATACTTCACGATTGAATCCTTGCGAGATATTACGCAGTGTCGCGTTCGGGTCTTTTATTTTCGCCTGATAATAAAAATCTTTGAACGCCGGAAGAATATCTTTAATTTCTCCAATCCTGTGAAACCGAACGAACTTCTCCCCATAAATTTGAGAACCCACGGGGTCAACACCTCTATCCTTCGCATCTTGTTGCGCTCGTAGATTATCTTGGCTCTGTCTTCTTTTTGGTTTCTTAAACACTTCTTCTTCCATATTCCGATAATAACATAAAACCCCACAACAAACAACCATAAAAAGTTATCCACAGTTAGACTATTGACATTGTTTTTTAAAAGAGTATTATGAGGTTAATGAATAAAATAAAAAAACCAATATGCAGTCTGAAATAAGAACACAACAATTTGCGTTTTTATTTCATATTGGTTTTGAGCAGATTACCTCAAGTCTTTGACTTGGGGTTTTTTGCGTTTTACCTTCTATGAGAAACAGTGAACGAATCAGAGCTAGGAATCCACTTTTAGCTGAATACGTCAACGAAGTCGAAAGAGCTTGTAATCGTTGGAGGCGGAAGACTGGGCGTCTATCAAGACACTACAAGCACCCAGTCTCCTTCTTCCAATGGAGGAAGAAGCAATTAGCCGATAAGTAACCATACTCTGCTAATTTGCTTAAAATAAGGAATCAACCTTAAAGACAAGAATGATGGGAACCCGCGTAGCTAGTGCGCACACACGAAAGCTGCGGATTAGTCCAAGCCAGTTCTCCCTCTCCTGGTAAATTAAAGAGAGAGACCATATATGGGCATAGTGACCTGGGTATATGGTTAGAAACTAACTTCACAAAAGTTCAGTTTAAGACACTTCTGGGATAAATCCTACTTATACTCGTCCCAGTAAGAACCAGATGGAAGTAGGGACAGCCACGAATAATAGAGCTGGGGTGCGGATGCCTCTAAATAGTCCGCCTTTATATACCCGTATAGAGCTAATAGTTCTGAATCTTGGACAATATCATTCTTATTCTGGAGAATACTCCAACAAACTTACCCCTAAAAAAAAGGGAGAGCTATAACTTTATAACCCGTATAGAGCTAATACAGAAAGGGGAGGGTTTGGCACCAGGAGGGTAAATTATGTTAGGGTGTCCTACCCATAGAAATAAAATGAAACTGTAATATACCCACTACCCAAATCAGGGAATTAAGAAAGAATGGAATGGGTTTAGAGCTGGCCTTGACAAGGAGTTTGGAGTGTGGGATAGGAAGAGAAAGAGTACTCCCCTCTCCTCATCATTGCCATAACACATCCTTATCCTATGGTCAATAGTTAAACAAGAATCGGCCTTGGTCTACTACATAACACACAATCTAAACCTTGTCTATGATTAATTTATATTCAATAACTAAGTCAACGAAGAAGAATATCGGCTCACTTGACAGTAATAGAATATATGTTATTGTATGTATATATGGAGTTATCCACAGTTATGCTATTGACAAGTAAATTGATAGGGAGTAAGATGGACATAGAAGGTAAGAGGTAAGCAAAACACATTGACAGTACAAGAGAGGGCAAGCACTGGGGCGATGGTGAGAGGTGAACAATAAACGGCAAGGTGTTATGGTGAAAACCACAACCCGCCAAACAAATAAAATTGTATACATTCTATCTCAATACTTCCACGTTCTGGTCTTGCTCTCTCTCGTGCGGTCAATACTGCACTGTACATTGACAATTAAATATCAATAGTTTCTCATTCTTGATGTTGTTCTGTTGAATAAACAACTATGGAATCATTCAAAATAAATCAAAATCTTGAAGCGGTTTGCGAATGGAAAAAAACAAGGGTCGCGTTCAAGCACGTGGCAACTCTTCTGCGCGATGGGCGCGAGATTGACAGCGTAAAAATCTGCTATCTCAATCGCACGTGGGAGCGATATACTTTTGAATCGGTATTGTATAAATTGATGGAGAAATCAAAATCAGTTTTGCAACCCGATGAAATTGTGCAATTCAAAACCGCTATCCTAAACGGCGAGAAGCACGACAGCGAAGGGCTCAAAGCTATCGCGATGGTCGCAAAACTTGGTGATATTTTTCACGCGGACAAAGCGGGGGGAAATATCACAACCCGCAACGACTGGAAGGCGCGAATGCTCAAAGCTGGGCTGGAAGGTCGCGGACTGATTATGCCCGATGACTGGGACAGCTTGCCCGAAGAGGTCAAAGAGGCGCGACTAAATGGTGCGCTCTCTCAATTAAAATAATATCCTCCCCGCTTGTCGGGCGGGGAAACCATAAAATAGTATCCAATCAAATGAACAACTCAAAAAAAATCACTGTACAAGAAATCGTACAAAATCTTGAAAATGAGAATCGCATACAATACGAAATCAGCCATCGCGGCGGTACATACGGTGCGAAGGCTGGGGATGTTGTATCGGCTCTCTTTCCTACCTTGTCGGATGATAAGGCGGCGGAAATAGCCAATCTCATCCCGAATAAAACAGGCGTGTACGTGAACTACCTCGGCGGCGGACTGCGCGGCTCAATATGCCGCTCGGACTATGCGAAATCATTGCCCGCGAAATATGCAAAGCGCATTGACGCGTTTACGAGGGAATGCAAACGCCGCTATCTTGAAATAGAGGACGGCGAGGGCTTGAACGATGAGGAGTATCCCGATGGGGACACGAACTGGGACGCGATAGGTACAAACAGGTCGCGTGTCGCAGGTATAAAATCCTCCTACTAAAATGAAAAACATCCTAAAAATTGTCGGCGGGGTAATCACTGCGGTGTTGATACTGGACGCTTTCGGCTTCATAGCGTGGGTATTGTCTGGTCAACATCCGCTTGATAATTTCTACATCGGCACAATTACGGCGCACGTGCTACGCGCCATCATCTACTAACCCCCGCGCTAGTCGGGCGCGGTCAATGTAATCGCAATCTGGACGACATCAAGAATGAGGGACTATTGACAAAGAATGAAAATCATTTTTAAGTTTATTTTGATACGCCTATGGGTATGGTGCGTATGTGCTACGAGCGTATTCAAAAAACTTTACGCGCGAGCGTATGAATCGCAAGCGTATTAAAAATTGTACTTTTCAATCTCCTTATTGCAATGCTGGAGGACAAAGAATGGTCTTCCTAAAACAGCTAACAAACTATATCGGCGCGGGCAAACCACCGCAAGGTGCTACGCGCTCCCCTGTCAAGGGGTAAATGCCTAACAACATCGCAGTGCGTGCTGGGCAGTAAGGAGATTGAAGGGCACAAGCGGTTAAGCATACCATTGCAACACAGTAAGGGCGCGCGAGCTATGGAGCGCGCTACCGCATAAGCTCTTCACAAGGTCGCGCGGGCGCGACGGAAATATAAATCTATGAAAATAACAAATCACAACAAGGGAAACTATACATTTGACGATAGCTGCGATGGGTCTGTGATGTATGGGACAATAAAAATGACGCGCAAAGAGTTTGACAATGCGATTGAGTTTCTGAAATCGCGATGGAGAAAATCTACAAAAAACACGGAAACATATACAAGGGACGCACTTAATCACGTTTTTAACTGGACGATACCAAATCACGGGAAAGATAGACGCATTTGTCTTGGCGTAGTAGCAACGAAACTTATTTTTGAACATTATAAATTACCACGATACAAAAAACAGAACTATGTCATTGATATAGAATAGCTTGGCTCTTGACACTGCGTTCACGCTCTTGCGATGAACGCAGTGATGAAGGGCTAAAATAAAGGTCGGACTCTCAAAATAAAAATAAAATTGTATCTATGGACATCACAATCAGACACACGAGCGAATGCTCGTACTACGAAAACGGAAACTGGTGCAACTGTGGCGCACGCGAATCTCTCAAGGTTCTTGAGGCGTTACCCGAAGGCGAGTTTCAAGCATTCTTCAAAGCATTGCCCCCGCGCGTACAATTATTGGTGAAGGGCGGGTTTTGTGATTGGCGTGAAGTGTTGCTCGAATGGCATATAAAAATCAATGAAACACGAAAATAAAATAATACAACGAAATAAAGTAATTGATAGAATAGAAGAGGTTGGATATGTTGATAACTTTTGGGCAATAGAAAATTATATCCTCCGCTTGGGTGCTATTATTTATTCCTTGCGCAAAGAGGGAATAGGTTTCAAAGGCACATTTGGCAGGGAGCTTGGAAAGGAGCGAGCGTACTGGAAAAATTATTATTATGTACCAGTGCCACCGCTGAGTGAAGCAACACAACAATCATTATTATGACCGATAAATTAAAATGCCTGATTTGTAAAAAGCGATATCACCATCTTGGTTCGCACATCTGGCACGGACATCACATTCTCGCGCGCGAATACAAAGAGGAGTTTGAATTGCCGTTCAAAATAGCTCTTATTTCTGATACAATTTATGAAAAGAAGCGTTTGGCATTTGAAGAACACCGCGAGCGTTATCTGAAAAATCTGACAGTGAGCGGTAAGAAATACCAATTTAAGAAAGGTCATTCGGGCGTGCGGCGCATCAGCCAGCACGAGCGGGAAATCATAGTAGAGCGCATTCTCAAGGTCAATAAATCCAAAAGTCGTCTTGAACAATGTGCTGTATGCCGAATGAAATTTAATCATCTTGAGAGTCATCTTTATAACGCGCATAAATTGATAAGCATAAAATAATATATGTCCGAATCTGACGAAAAACACGACGACTGGAATGAGTCAATTATCACCGAAGATGAATTAACCGATATGTTCGGCGAGGGCGGGAAAGAGGAAGTTAAAGAACATTACTTGGAAGACGACCCGCTCTTTGAAGTGGAAAAAGAAAACGCCGAAGCGGCCATTTCAAGATTAAATAATTAAGATATATGAAGCATCTTGACTTGTTCTCTGGCATCGGTGGCTTCGCTTACGCAGTAGACCAAGTATGGGACAACGCCAAGCACACCTTTGTAGAGAACGACACATTTTGTCAGAAAGTATTAAAAAAGCATTGGCCTAAAAGTAAAATTTATGGAGACATCAGACAATTTATTACCAACACCGAGAGCGGGAAATGCGGAAGTGATAAGGTTGCTACCAACACCCGATGCAAATTGTCATATTACCAGAAGAACGAGCAAGAGTTGGAAA